CATCTTCTGAGATCCGGTCAACTCGGCATCCTGCATGACTTCAAATAGTGCGTTATTCAGAGAGGTAGGTTTTAGGATATAGAAAACTTTATCTTTTACCTTGACCTCTCTAACGCCTTCAAGAGCTAGTTCCTCAAAAAAACTACGACTCATTAGCTTGCCGCCTCATCTGTGACAGTGATGTCATCGTCTACCTTAATCTTTATATTGCCTTCGATTACTGAACCTTTCTGACCTGTCTTATTAATCATATTTATATAGCCTGTGAATTCATCATCAGCTGCAATGGCATTGCCTGAATTATTTTTAGGGTATGTAATAGTAATAGTCTCAGCTGATGCACTGGTAGCGGCTGTATATAAAGCGGCATGGTCTGACAAGTTCCAATTAACTTTAAAGTTAAAGTCGCCACCTTCTGCAAGAGTTGAAGGTATATAAGTTTCTAAGCCGGTAGTGGCCTGATCACTTGTATTAACATCCTGTCTTGTGATTCCACTTTGATTAACATCTACTATATTTACTGTCAATGATGAAGTGCCAAACGTTAAAGTAATTCCTTGGCCTTCTGCTACTCCTGTTGATGGCATCTTATGCCTCCTTATAACTTATTTCGTATGATTGGTTTATTATAAAATCCGGACTTTGTGAGCTGTCCACTAAATCAAAATTGTCATACTCTGATAGAAAAGTTGTGGCAAATACCTGAGTCTTGTCCCCTACATCGCCTATCTCGACATTTTGAAAATCCATGAAACTTTTAAAAGCATCGGCCACATCATCGCAAGAACCTGGGGTACTTCCGACGCATTCAATATTTACGGTCCTTTTTGAATACTCATTTCTGCCTGCCTGATCATATGACGCCTGAGCACCGTCATAAGAGAAAACTATATAAGGCTTAGTTGATCCGCTGGGTCCTAAACTTCTGTACATCCTTGCACCAACCAAGGCAGATAATCCGGAATCTTGAGTCATGTAATAATAAAAAGAGGACTTCATTTTTTACCTTTATCCCCTCTTTTAGCGTGAAATGCATCCAGCCTTTTTTGAGCTTCAGTTAAAAGTATAGTTGTTGCTTTTCCGTCTTCTGATGCTAAAGCTTTACCTAAAAAGTCCTGCGCTGGTATAGTTGTATTTTTAGCTTTTCCGGCCCTATTGGTTCCATAGTTTTGAACAGCGGCATATTTTGCTACGTGCACGCCTTCTTTTCCATTCGGAATAGATATGTCAGTAAATACACCAATCCGGCCTACAATACCTTTTGCGCCTCTTTTAGCTGTGAAGGTCTTGGATATTATGAACTTCTTAGCGAGTCCTTTATCTATGCTTACATACCTTTTTGCACCCTTTCTGATCTCGGCTATTGCTTTGGTCATTGGCGATCTAAGTATCTGATTTTGCATGCCTCTTGAAAGCTCGCGAAGTTCCTCCGCAAGTTCCTTGGCGCCATGAAGCTCGAAAAAGTTATCTTGATTACTAGCCATTTGTGATATTCTCCAAACGCTGACAAGCCAGTTCAATCATCTCATTCTTTTCTAAGATGCTATTAACAAAGGCGATATTGTAGTATCTGACTTCGCTGTCCTGAACTGTTGCCTTTACTCTCATATTCGCACGTAATCCGGCTTTATACCTAATTGTTATTAAAGTGTCTATCCGACTGGCTACTTCCCCGCCCTGAATAAGCTCTGAGCCTCTGGCATTTCTTATTGATGCGAAGCAAGTATGAAATGTTGACCAACTTGAATCGTGATAGCCGGTAGAACTCGCGGTGTTTCTATCATCGCTTTCTATTGTTATCTCATGCCTTAATTTTCCAGCCTGAACATACATAGCTTAAATCCTGTAGTTATGCGCGCAAAGATGAAGTAAACGGCTGACAGTAGGATTCTGTTTTAGCTCTGTTTCTGTTAATCCTTCGCGATGTTCAAACATTTCGGCAACTATTACCTTTATCAATTGTTTATATTGCTCAGGTACGCTAGTTGCGTCTGCACCATAACCGGCCACATATCGAATATATACAGAATTAGGCTCATTCAGTACGCTTGGATAGCTCTGTCCGTACTTCCTGTATATGTTTGGTATAGGGCTGATTGAGTCAGTTCCATAAAGTGAAGTTGAAAGTGTTTGCTCTGTATCATCCTGATCTAAGTATTTTACACTTGTTACTGATGACAACGGGCTGTTTGGTAGCTTAATCACATCACACAAAGCTGAAGTGTAATAGTCAAAAGTCGCATTAACTAATTGACAATTACACCAGTTTTGCACATAGCGAGTTGCGGCCTTAATCATGGAGTCGATAACATCATTTTGCAATGATCCGTCATAACGCATAAACAGGGCCGCTTCTGCTCTGGTTACTGGTTCGGATGCCGCATCTGTTATAAGCTTTAAAGCCATTTGTTAGACTCCATGATTAATTAATTTATACTGTGACTACTTCGTCAATCTTAGCCGCATCTGCAAGAGGTGCGTATCTAGGGCTGACCGCCTCAACAACACCCGCGGCAACAGCAGTAGCCCCGACGGTAGTAATTGAAAGTCTGAAATAGTCAAAGTTATTAGCTGTGTCCAAGTCTCCCGGCTTAAACTCAATTGTAGCAGAACCTGCCGAAGTTAACTGAGTAATAGCCGCGCCTGTTAGATCCTTTACGCCAGTTCCTGAAGAACTAGAAGCTTGCTCGATCTTGCCATCTACTGAGGTACCGGCAGTACCAGCAGTGACAAGAGCTTTAAAAGCGTGAGCAGATGACGCTAAAATCCAACCAGTCACATAAGTCGCAGCACCGGCAACCGGCTCAATGACTCCAACTGTTGAAGTAAGATCTGTAGCATTTGCTGAAGTATTCATTTTTCAAATCTCCTAATTAATATTAATCGTCTGTAAGTTCAACGAATGGACTTAGAGTTGCGCCATTAGTCGGAGTATAAACGTCATTACACCAAGGCATACCGTTTATTCTGTGAGTCCATCTAAACGCTGTCTTGTCATAATCGAACTTAACGTGAATAGAAGAAGCGAACTGTAGTCCACCTACCTTTTCAAGTACTCTGAAGCCTTCAGGGTTGATCAAGCGAACGTCACCAGTAGTATTAAGAGCCGAACAATGCTCAGACTGATAAACAGGTAGACCATTCATTAGTCCGACCATTCCATTTCTGAAATATGGCTCCCAAGTAATTGGGGAATCGCCAACAGTCATCAATGGAAGTTTAGCAAGAGTATCACGGTTGATAAGCCAGAAAGAACCAGCGCCATTAATAAAACGTGCATACATTGCCGCGATATCTTCAGCTTTTACGTCATTGTCAGTATTTCTAGCAACCTGAATTTTATTAGGGTTGTTAGTGTTGAACATACCAAGAGCTTGACCAACTCCAGTACCATTAAGAACCTCACCGGCAAACGCCTTGCGTATTACTTTCGGTGCCTGAACTTGTAGATGTGAGCCTAACCAAGCAATGTCTGATAGATCCTCTTCAGTTACTTCAGAATAAGCGTAAAGCTTTTCTAGTCCAAGAGTTGCAATCTCAAATACTTCTTTAGTGCTGGACATCTGAGTATTTTCAGCAATACGACTTGCAGTAATACCAACAGAACCGCCAAGAGTGTTTGAGGCACTTCTTTTGAAGGTCTTAGAGTTTGCAGAAGTTGGCTCGATAACAAGGTTGGAAACCCAGTCATCAGTGATGCCAGACTCATTAAGTAATAGACCATCAGCAAAATCAGGAGGAATTACAATACCGTCATTCTGAGTGGTATGAGTTCCTGAAGTCTGCATGATAGCGTTAAGCTGTTCATTCTGGCTATAGTTACCGCCTGAATCGTAAATAGCTTTCATGAATTCGCCAGCAGATTGGAAACCTCTCTTAGGGTCTTTCATAAAGCCAGGCTGTACAGACTGAACGTGTGAACCAGCAGGAATATTAAGTCCCTGATTGGCCGGTACGCTTGCGCCTATAGTTTGCGGGTTATGCTGTTTAAGCTTGTCAAGGTCAGCTGTTGCCTGCTTAACTGCTTCAATTTTACCGTTTAGCTCTTGAATCTCTTTAGCGAAATCAAGATACTCCTGAGAGGATTGATCTAATGTGTCAACCTCTTTAATCTTGTCAGCAAGATCTTTTTCCATCTGTGCTAATGTCATTTTTTATATCTCCATTAAACAAAAAAAGGCTCAAACTCCGAAGAGTCTGAACCTTAAATTTTTAAGTTGGTTGTACTTTCTTAAGCTTTTACACTTAATTCATTTTGTTGCGTCCTGCTTTTGTTACTCTTTAGCAACAAAACAACAGTACTTAGTCTAAGTTATATCATTTTTATTTATATAATCAAGTATTCAAGTATAAATTTTATTTATAGCCGAGCACGAATAGAGCGTATTGACTGCTTTGCTTCTATCATTTCAAATGCTTCAGATATGGACTTTATACCATCGACTAAGCCAAGTTTATGAGCCTTATCGAAGTTAAAAGCCTTGCCTGATTTTACCTCAGATCCTTCGCTTAAGTCAACATTTTGACGCTTTCTTGCAATCTCATCATCAAAGCCCTGTTGCATTTCCTGCGCCATTTCCATTATATAATCTTTCATATCTGCTGATATTGGCACGCCTTGAGACGGCAGGCCTTTATATGGGCCTGTTGCAACATGCACAACTTCTAGCCCTTGCTTTTCAAACGCCTTTGATGAGTCCACAATTTGAGCATAGGTTCCGATTGATCCGGTTCTATTCATTCTGTCATCGCAAAATATATGGTTGCATTGTGATGCCATTCTATAACCAGCACTTGCCATGACTCCGGTATTAACTGCGGCCGTCTCTTTAGTCTTGGAAAGTTCATAAATCATTTGCGAAACTACATTCAATTTTGTAGCCTCACCGCCTGGAGTATTCATGTTAAACACAACAGACTTAATTTTACTGTCATTATGTACATCACCGATTGCCTGAATAATATCAGAGGTAGATACGGCAGACATAAATATTTTATCCAATACTGAAGGATTAAACATCATAAGGCCGTCAACTGATATCATAGCCCGTGATCCGTCTTTCTGAAGTAGCGGAGCCATATTCAAAGCCCCCTCTATATCCTTCTGTTCAATGTTCATACTTGTGTATGCTTTATTTTTCTGAAGTAAACAATTTAAGTGAAAATGGTCTACCATTAAAAAGGGAGTATTAAACATAATTTACCTCGCTGTAATTGTAAGATTTTTAGATGATTGCAACACGATGTCATTTGTCAGAGTGACTACACTTGTATCTATTGCCAAGGTAGCTTCAGCCTGCAAATTAAGATTTGTTACGGTCTTAGCCTTTTGTGACTTAGTTAAATCAGTTGATCCGCCATTGCAATTCAATGTCGTTATAGTACCGCTTGCATAATGGTTTAATATGCCTGTATCCTGAACTGTGCAGGTAGTTATTGTGCTTGCTGATGTACTGTCATAGAAGTTTAGCACGCCACCTTTAACCACAACTGTAGTAATGGAAGACTGAGTTTTAATATTTCCGCTAGCTTGAGTTAGAGTCGCAAGTGTTACGCCTTCGCCAATTGTTATAGAACTACCTGAATTAGTAACAGAGCTTAATTGGCTTGTATCATCGCTGTCATCAGATACCGCAACAGAACCAGAATAAACGGTTAATGTGTGCGATGCGTGAGAACCTATGATTCTGCAAGGTTGTCTATTTGTATCTTGTGCTCTCGATGCAGTGTTATAAACCTGTATATCGCATGCTCCGGCAGAACCGAAGTCAAGGTTTAATCTCTTAGAACCTGTTAGAGTTCCTACTGATGACCTGACTTGGCCTATTACGGCAGTTGATGCCCTAACCTGTAAGAAAGTCGACTCAGTGCCGATTAATCCAGTGTATGATTGATCAATAGTGATGCTTGTCAATGCTACTGCTGATTGATCTAAGCCACCAGTTACAC